TCAAAATAATCTGGTTGTATGAAAGGAATGACTTTGCGGGAATAATCTTCATTGTATATTAGGTTTCTAAGGATTGTAGTTTCAATTCTTTCCATTACTTATAATGCAAATATGTGCTCATAATATACTTTGGATTACTTATTGGAGCATTTCCCCTATGCGGATACATCCAAAGTGGTGGGAATACTAATAATGCCCCTTTCTTCGGTTGAATAGTTAAATCTTTAAATACAGTTTCTCCACCCGATTCTACATCATTTAAATACCACATGAAAGATAAAAATCTCCGTGCAGAAGGATAGTCTAGCACATCAACATGAGTATCAAAACGATCTTCACCGCCAGGATTATACTTCTTTATACGAAATTGCTCAAAAGCATGGTCTGTAGGAAACACTCTTTTATCCACAAATTCATAATACTTATCACGATAAGTAAAAACATTTTTAATTACATGATTATGAACTTGATTGACCTCAGAAGAAATTTCCTTGTTTTCAGTTAGATTAAACTGTGTAAAGTTTGGTTTTCCTTCATTCTCAAATCTTTCATGCTTATCTGTTACCTGCTCAAATAATGAACTCAAGAAATCACAGATATCAGACTCTAAAGCATTTTCATAGATGTGAATAAAATCATTAACTTCATCCATAAGAAAATTGCTGTTTCGCGGCAGCATCAAGTTGCTGCATTACTTCTTCGGTGAAATATACTTCAGGTTCTTTCAGAATCTGTTTAGCATAAATTTTCTTACCCGCAATCTCATATCGTCCTGCAACATTCTTCCACATTCCTGCTTCTTCACCAAGTTCAAGAAGACCATAGTATCGGTCTAGACCTCGCTCATCATAATACAAACGAATCTCAACTTCCTTATTCTCCTTACTCAAACGAGACTTGGCAGTCTTTGCTTTGATAATATTGCCAACAATTTCTGTACCATCCTTTTCCTTTTTCTTGGAAAGATAGATGATTGTAGAAGCAGCATACTTCAGTCCACTACCACCACCCATTTCCTTTGTGGGCACATAGGCACCAATCACATCATAAGTGTGGTTGGTAACAATCATAGGAATATTTGCCTTACCCAGTTTTAGGGTAAGCATACGGAAGGCACCTTTCACAAGTTGCGATTTAGTCATATCACGCACTTGCTTATCATTCAATGCATCAGTAATCTCCTTTTCTGTTGAAAGCATACCCAGAGAGTCTAACACAAACATGCAGGGTTTGCGTTCTTCTACTGGTTTTTTCATATAAAGATCTACTGCTTTGAGTGCCTTTCCACGAAACTCTTCAATCGTTACGACATTGACAACTACAAGTCGTTGAGTATCAATACCCCGACTTTCTAGAAGAGATTTGGTGATAGCAGCCTCAGTGTCAAAGTAGAGACAGTAACCATCGGGATGAGTATCAAGAAAATTCTTAACCACTGCGATAGAGAAAAAAGTCTTTCCAGTAGAAGACTCTCCAGCAATAGCAGTAATCTTATTCCCAGATACACCGCCAAATATACTACCTGAAACCAGTGCATTAAAAATGTATGAACCCGTATCAACATAAGTTTCTGTTTCATCAATATCAGAAGCGAGTTTGGTATACTCCCCACCAACCTCTTTTACAATTTCTTTAAGAAAATCCATCACTTTTTCTCCTGGTCTTGTTTATTCATATAATTCACTTTAAAAGTCCAAAGTTTTTGATATAACGCAGTGTCTCCACCAAGTCTCATCGCATTGATAATCGTATTGAGTTCTTTTTCGTTGATAGGCAATTCCATTAAGAAAAAAATGATTCAAGGTTTACAGTATGTTCAGTTTTCCATCCTATCGCGTCAAGAATGGACTTAAGTGGTTCTACAAAACTCTTCTCAAATTGTAATTCATAATCAATGTATTTGTCAAGACCAAGTTCTTTAGGAAAATCTTGGATGAATGAAATAATATTCTCTTGAATGATATTTGGTTTTTTTAAATATATAAATTTAATTTTCTCACCATTACCAATCAGAGAATACTTATTAGTAAGTTTTTTCTCCTTTACATAATGATTGAAAAGAAGTGCTCCACGAATATGAATTGGAGTTTTATGAGCATAAATTGTAGAAGAAGAGTGATACTTACGCACATCAGAAGCAGTTCGTGGAAAAGCAATTTCTTCTGGTGGAAGTTTTTTGAATTCTGCCCGACACTTATCAATAAAATTAATCACATCTTCTTCAGTGCCACTCATCATCAACTTCAGTCCATCTTTAATCATTTGACGACAAGGTGCTGGAGTAGAAGATTTAACTGCTTCGATACCCATCATTTTCAGTTTAGGTTCTTCATATCGCACACCCTCACTGTCCCATACATTGAGAATGTATCGTTTCTTAGCAGTCCAGATTCCACGCTCAGCAATATTCTCACGCTTCATCTGCATCTTTTGGTCATAAGCATTTACATACTCAGCCAATTCTTGGTAGCAACTTTCAATATACTTTTCAAGTTCCACCCGACAGACCTTATCAAGGAACGAAACAATGCCCTCAGTAGTTTTCTCTCTTCCTTTGTATACACATTCAACCAAAGAACCCATATTAAGATAAACAGAATCAGTATCTGAAGCAATAACATAATCAACTCCATTTGTTTTTAAAAGTTTATTAAGGTATTGGTTGAGTTTATTTTCAATCCAACGAATAGAAACTTGTCCGGATAAAGTAATTGCCTCAGCATTTGCTAGTTTATAATAACGGAAGTACTGATTACCAATAGCACCATAAGCAGAGTTGAGTTGAATCTTTCTTGCCATTTGGATATTATTGCATCTTGCAATTTCTTTCTCAAGTGTTGTAGTTGGATTCTTTTCATATTCTTGCTTAGCAGCAAGCATTTTCTTTTTATAAATCGTTCGGTCTTTGTAGATTTTATCCATCAGTTCTGGAAGAAATCCGCGCACATCTTTGCGATACATTGCACCATTGGCACACACAGCATAATCCTTATACATCTCAAATGTGATTTCTTGATTAAGAATCTTATCAACCGTAACAGTTGGATGCCTTTCTTCAGCAAGAGTTTCTGGACTTACATTAAATTGCATAATTAAATGGGGGTATAGAGAATTCAAGTCAAAATTAACAACCCAATCATACATTCCCGGTACAGGTTCTTTTACATAAGCACCAGCATACTTAGAATCTTTCTCAGTCTTTTCTTTAGGAGGAATTACAATGTTTCTTTTTTTAAGATAATTATAAATGATAGTGTCCCACATCCTAACCTGAGAAAATACATCAGCATAGTTTACCTTAGCATCATATGCCATCGTAATTGCCAACTCAATTAATTTCATCTTGTCTTCCAGACGGTCAACAAGTTCCACGTCAATGATGTTGTATTCTACAAACTTTTGCCAACCCTTAGTATAAAAGTCTTTAAAGGTATCAAACTCAGAGTGGTCTAGTTTCTTCTGTCCCAACTCTACACTTGCGATATAATCAAGTCGATAAGATTCTTGTGCCTTGTAGGTGAATTTCTTGTAGAGATTCAGATAATCAAGTTGAGTAATACCACCCACATCATAAGAAATGTGTTTGCGACCAGCAATATATGTTTCCCTTTCAGTCACAAGACCCCAAGGAGACAAACGCTTCATTAACTTTTCGCCAAGAATCCTATCAATTCTACGCACAAGATATGGAATATCATACAATTCACTATTCCATCCAGTCACAACCTCTGGAGTATTTGTTTCAATCATCCACCAGTTAATGAAATCATCTAGTAATTCACGCTCTGTTCTAAACCCCTTGTAGATAACATTATCTTGTTTATTTGCAAATGAACCTTTACCCCAAGTGCGAATTTGCTTAGAAGAATAATCTTGAATAGTAATCAATAATACTTCTTCTGCCGCAGATTCTACATCAGGGAATCCATTTTCAGATGCAACCTCAATATCCAAAGTTGTAATCTTAACTTTGTTAGTGTCAAATTTGATTTCTTCTTCTGGATAGTTTTCCGAAATATATTGATAGATATATCCAGTGTTTCCGTAGATTTTAAAGTTTTCTACACCCTCATACCTTTTAATAAATTCACGACAGTCTCTAACACAACCTGGTTGAACTGCTTCAACATATTCACCTTCTAGAGTTTGATATTTAGTTTTTTTGTTAGAGGGGACAAAAAGAGTCGGGTCAAATTTCTCTTTGGTCATAAAATGCTTACCATTTTCATAACCACGAACAAGAAAATTATCCCCGACCATTTGTACGTTTGTGTAAAATCTCATCAGGTAGTTAATTTAAGATACTTTTCAATAATCTCTTCTTTGGGATCTACAATAGTAAGAATACTATCCGAATGAATCATCATTTCTCTTTGATCTGTTACATCTGGCCATGGAGTTAAATTTCCTTCGGCATCAATTTTACATGGATTAATCAGTTTACAATCTGGTTCTCCAAGTTCTGATCCAATTTCAATAATCTCAGTAATAATTACATTGTCAACTTTCAGTAAGAGACACTTGATTGTTTTGTCCATTTACTTTTTCCTCATACATTTGTTTAAGTGACTGAATTGGATCTACTAAAGTTACAACCCAATCCATTGTTACTAGCATTTGCTTGTCTTCAGTCAGTATGATCCAAGGAGTTAAAGACACTTGAATCTTAGCATCATATTCAGATTCTTCTGATAATAAAATACTTCTTTCAGTTAAGACTTTGTATGGATTTTCAAAGATATATCCACAAACTTTTTCTTCTGAAACTAATTCCTTTATATCGGAAATAACAGTTTCACCAGATTTTAATAGTGCAAGTTTGATTGACATTTGTATTTTCTCCCTCATCTCATTATAGTCAAAAAAAGGGGAGGTGTCAACTGGATTGTGCCAGTTACCTCCCCGTCTGCGCCGACGATATTCAGTTTTATTTATTCAGGATGTATCAGGGTAGAACGGCGGCGAGCGTTCCCCCAAAGAAAAGA